ACAGATAATTCAGTTGTATTAGTAGATTGAATAATTTTTAATTTAGGATTTCTACCTACCATCCAGGCGGGCAATAGATAAGATGCAAATTCAGATTTAGTATGTCTAGGAGCCATGTTAATTATAACACGTTTTGTTTTACCATTTGCAATGTCATTAAATTTTTTAGCAACATCTTTGTGATGTCTACCTTCTATAAAATCTGGCCATACATGTTTAACAAAAGCCATGAAGTCACCTTTAATATCAGCTTCTTTTTTCTTATCTTTCCATTTATTCATGTAAAGAGCGAATTGCCTTTTGATATCAGGCGGCAGCTTATCTAAATTTTTTAATTTTTCTTTGTCCATAATTGCATTCGAAAAAAAATTTTGCAAAATTTTTTCAGATATGTTTTAGAAATCCATTAAGTAATTTACGCCTATAACTATATAAATCCTTGTATATATACGTGACTATAGGATCCCTTTTGTGTCAAGGGTATACCTTAAAATTTAAAAAAATTCAAATGTTAGAAACGAGCTGGTACCTCTATCAAAACTTCGAGCGAGCGAAGCGAGCGAGTGAGCCGGAGGCCGAAGGCCGACGTCATGGTTCCGGCGCCGAAGGCGCCGAAAAATTTTATTGCTGCGACATTTTGTCGCACCTTGCCTGCGACATTTTGTCGCATGTTAAATTTACTACCACGCGACATTTTGTCGCGTGGTATATTAACACTAGGAGGTAGTTAATCTTTATTCATGGTTTCCTCACTTTCGTTGGTTCCACAATTTATGCAAACTCGGTTATCATAATCAGACCATTCGTCATGTTTAGCATCTTCGCCACATTCAGTACATTGGTTCGTTACGTTATTCATTTATTCTCCTTTTGTTAATTTCCTAATCTTAGCACAATAGCGATTAACTCGCCATTGCGCATTTTGACGCATGATAATGAATTTGTCTAACTGTTCTTACATCTTCATAATAGTAACCTTCAAAGATTTTCCATGCTTGAGCATTTGTGCAAGGCTTATCCAATACAGATGCCATTAAAGGGCAAGACTCATTATGAGGTAAATTAAAAATTGCATGACATAACTCATGTAATACAACGTGCAATAAGTAATTTGAACTTCTGTCAATTGCAGTTTTAGTTATCCAAATATTATGATTACCACCAACACCCAAAACATTTGGGTAATTGTGAGTTGACTCACCAATTCTAACATTGATTCTCGGAAGTATGATTCCTTTACTTTTTGCTGTGTAAAGAATTTCAATAACTGATCTTCTCATTTTGTATGTAACGTCGTTCATTTTAAAGTTTTTTATTTGTTTTGTTTTCATTTTCTTTCTCCTAGTTAATAACCGTATAATAACACATGGCGCCGTTAGGCGCCATTGTCAATATTGTCGCAGTTATAGTTGCGTTATTTGATACTGTTGTATCAATACTAAAATAGCCAATGCACAACTAATCAAAGCTAAACATTTTCCTGTAACTTTTACTTCATTTTCAGTTTTAGCCATTCTTTTTGAAAGCACTAATTGAGTATCGATAGTTGATTCAACTATTCTGGATAACTCGGTTACATGGTCATGTCTTGCAGGTAGGTTTGTTACATTGTTTTTGTTCATTTTTTACTCCTTTTGTTAATTTCCTAATCTTACCACAATGGCTCTTTAAGAGCCATTGTCCATATTGTCGCATGGTGTTATTTTAGTTTCTGTCCATGCTCGTTGCGTATAGTACCCATTATGAGATTCAGGGTGCTTGACTTTTGTCACTTCAATCGGTGTTTCAAGTGGTTCTAGTCTAGGTGCAATCGCAATAATTTGCTGAATGTTTGCGTGTGCAAAATCATTATAGCAACTCATACTACAAAAATAATTATATAAATTATTTGGATTGTACCAACTAGAATTAACATCTTGTTTGATTCTTTTAGTTCTTAGAACCTTTGAACCCTGAACCCCTCTAATTCTATCTTGCGTTTTAGAAGTATGGCATTTAGTACCATGACACCAATGATAAGTTTGATCACTCATTTAATTTATCTCCTTATTACCTGTTTGTTTCATGACCCAACCACTTGTGGCAGTTCTGAAACCATTCATAACTATGTCATAATAAGTCAAAACTAATTTTCCACTTTTAGTTGTCCACATACCACAACCCTCAGTCCACATACCCTTACGCCAAATAAATTGATCGTTATGTTTTTTGGCTTTAAAACCTATGTCAAACTTTGTTCCTATTTCTACTTTCATATTTACTCCTATTGGTTAATGATCGTATCTTAACACACTAGCCCATTGAGGGCTAGTGTATATATTGTCGCAGTTAGTTTAATTGTTCTTGCAGTTGTTGTCTGGCTATTGCTATTTTTTCATCTTTAGTTAATTCAACTTCATCTTCTAAAAGACTAGCCAAATTTTCTGGACTATAAACAGATAAAGCCATAGATGAATTTGTGTCCAATAAACTTTCATTCAACACAATTCCTCTCAAGTCAGCTAATGCTTTAGCTTGATCGAAGTATCTATAAGATTGTAAACCTTTGTTCACTAAATCCATTTTATCTTTAACATAAGAAAAAAGTTTTTTGTGTGCTAAGATTACATTTTCCTGAGCAACTTCAAACGATTTAAACCACTCATAGTTTTCACTATCAGTTTGGAACATACGATTATGGCAATAAGAACTACCAATAACCCAAAGTCTAAAATCATTTTTCCACGCATGTTTATGCTTGATACCTTGATTTGCACTTACATCATTATTAGTATTATTATATCCCAAATACTTATCTATATTTGTTTCTGATACATAATAACTAGGACTTCGTTTGTCGTAATTTTCCATTAGTTTAACATCATAATCAGGGTCAAGACCTTTAGACCTTAACTCATCTCTGTAATAAGAAACTAAAAAATCTTTATTAGCTTTAAATTGAATGTGAACATCATCTAAAACTTCTTTTTGATTTCCATTATAGTCAGTATCCATACGAGGTGTTTCATTTTGGACATGAAAACAATTATCATGGTACAACTGGCCACCATTATTTTCGCCATATTTATTAATCATAGAACGAATTGTGTCAACATCTTCCTGAGGTTGATGAAACCTTACAAGTTGTTCTATTTTGGTTTTAGCAATAGAACGCATATCGTTATAATTTTGAATTGCGTTTGTGTGCATTGTTTTATATTTAGACTTGCTTTCAATGGCATCTTGAAACACCTCAGCAATCACTTTACGCTTATCGGCATTAAGTGTTAGTCGTTTTTCTTTTGGCATATTTTTACTCCTTTTGGTTAAGTTGAAATAATAACACAATGGCTAATTAAAGCCATTGTGCAAAGTGTCGCAGTTAATGTATTTCTAAGGGTGTTAATTTATTCATGTTTTTAAAATCAACATCTAATAGTAGGTTGGGAAATTTTTCCCCTGCAAATAAAACCAATCTTTGTTCAACATCATTGTGAGGAAATTGGTGCGATACTACTACAATCTTACCTTTTATTTTTTTCAAAATATCTTCTGGGATATATTGATTTTTCTTTTTTGATTTCGCAATTTCATTCAGTTCTAATAAATTATCTGAATGTATAATTGTATAAGTTTTTTTCGGCATTTTTTTACTCCTATTATTAATTGTTAAAATCGTATTATAGCATGTTTCACGTGAAACATAAATTACCCAAATTGTCGCATCTAGTTTAGAATGATTCTAAAGTAAAAAAATTTTAGTTTTATTATCCCGACCAACCCACCCCTATTATATCACGAAAAAAAAGAAATTTAAATTCTCCAAATTGTCGCATGTTGCCTGCGACAAATTGTCGCAGGACAATTTGTTATGTTGACTGAGTTTCAAGCTTCAAGCGACAAGCTACAAGGTGCGACAATAAAGTGAATGTATTAAAAAATTTATTCATGCCATAATTCGAATATGTTTAATATAAATAAATATGACACACAAAAACAAATCTGGGAGGAACCATCTTTAATAGATGAGGTAGAAGATACTAAAAACTATTACGGATTGTTTCCTAGATTTTGGTATAATAAACCTAGTGATAAAGACATGGAGGAATTAGAAAAAATGTTTAAATATAATTAAAGAATAGTGCCTCATTTGTGAGTTTATCGCACTTTAAAAACTATAAACTCTCGGGTAAAGACCCTCACGTCACACCGCCTACTGCTGGCCGTCTTCGTTGAGGGTGCTGATCCCTGATCTAATTGCGGGCGGAAATTTATATATGTAGTTCTGCAATTGGATCTGGGATCAGGTAAGTTGGTTGAAAAATTAGATACCAAAAGCAGGATAACACGAGGATGCTAACGCTACCCGCACTTGCCCTGAACTGATCCTAAGCATCAAGCAACAAGCTGCGACAAATTGTCGCGCGTCAATTTGCTTCTTGATTCAAGCGACAAGCATCAAGCGACAAGCTGTGACAATTATGTAAGGTGAATAAAAAAATAATTAGTTTAATATAATAAAAAAAACCAAGGAGTAAAAAAAAATGAATACTAAAGAAGCTTGGGCCCTAGTCGGTGGACTATCAAAGCC